AGAACTATAGTTCAGTGCTATTCCTGTTCCGCCTATTAGAGCCGTAGTAACAGTATCTGCGCTAGACAATCCTTGAGAACCTTGGATACCTTGACTGCCGATGGTGCCTTGACTACCTTGTATGCCTTGAAGAGACTCTATTTTTGCTATCAGATTATTATCTGCGATACCATTAGCATACCAATAATCTGTTATCCCAGCAACGCCAGTAATTCCAACAGTTAAACCTAAATATCTTATTGCAGATGGTATACCCGCATTAACAGCGGCAATATTTGCCCATGGACCATATCTGCTGTCACTGGGTTTTGGCGCATTTGTTAATATATTATCATTAAGATTTATGGCCATATTTATGAATTCCTTAATTGCATAGAGTCAGAACTAGTAGTTGTGGCATAATTAGTACTATAAAATTTAAAACTTCTAGAAGACCATAGTGAAGTTGGACTATTAAGATTGCTCGTTTGTGCGGATCCAAACAGGTTTGTTGACCCTCCTATGCTTCCTGTGTTTAATGCCGAAACAAACCAAATCGTTTTAGTTGTATAAGTCGCATCATGAGCAAACCATAAAAATTTTGCTGTAGTCGCATTAAAAGTAATTGTGATAGTTCCTGTTGCTGTTGAGACTACCTTATTTCCATTACCAGCTTCAATAACAGAAATAATTTGAGCAGGAGTGAGCTGACTATCGGAAACGCCCCAAAAATATGGATATATTCCGTCAATGGTTGGAGAGCTTGTGCTATCGCTGGTGGTTCCTAAAACCCTTAATGCATTTAAATTAGATCCTATATTTCCTTTATTATCATAATAATCACCAGTTCCTGCACCATGATTAGTTGTTACTGCCCAATTATTACTTCCAAAAACAATAGCTGGACTTCCTAAACTTAAAACATTGCTTACTTGTGATGTTGAACTAATATTTGTACCAGTAAAAGTATACTGAGTTGCTGCGCCAACCAACGCTGGACCAGCAGTGTTGTCACCATTAGTTATAGTTCCTGGACTAAATGTTGCCGTTAATGCTCTAGCTGTTGTTGTTCCTACCTCTAAGGTTCCTCCTCCACCAGAAACTCCTAATGATACTGATTTACTACTAGAAGAAGCATTGATGGTTGGAAATAAAATATCGTCAAGAATTTCTATAACCGATTTTGTTTTCCATATTGATGCTGCTGTCCCAGCCGTGGCTCCTCCAACGGACACATTCGTAGTACCATCAGGAATAGTGGTATTATAAATAGTTCCTAACAAGCCACTGTTACTAATATAAACCCCTTCATTTGCAACAACTCCTGTAATACCAACAGTTCCAACCAGAGTATTTGCTGCTATTTTTTTAACAACATTATCTTTTTCAATTAAAATAAGATCTGAAGAATTTAAACTAGTTATTGTTGGTAATAATGTAACATCTAAAGTTCCTATGGTTTTTATGTCTTCTACAACGATTTGACCACTTTGACTCAAAAAGACCAGATTTTCTCCGCTAACAACAGCAGTTGCTATAGGATTATTAGTATCAGAATAATAAAAATTAATTAGGCCACTATCTGGAATAATTACAATATCAGGCATGTATTTTCTCCATAGTTTTCTATATTAGTATACACCTATAGACTAAATCGGCCTTTGAGAGCATTGTGGTTTTGCAAAACTTCTGATGCGGTTAAGACTCTGTTATAAAATTGTAAAAATGAAAATTGACCAATACTATTTTCTGCATTAAGTCCACCAATCTGAATACCATATGGACCTTGAGCTCCTCCATTATTGCCTATAACAAAATTACCATTAATATAAAAATTATATAAGTCCGCTGTAGTATCTCCTGTTCCAGCATAAATTCGCCAATTAGTATCATTAGGAGAGCTTCCTGTTAATTTTATGCTACCTTCTGCATAATAGCTTTCTGTTCCACTACTCCAGTGTCCTAGTAGCCAATTATTAAAAGATGTTATAATTCTAGCTCTTGTTGCTCCAGAATATCTTGCTGCTCCAATAGCAGTATATGTTCCTGATCTTTTATCAAAAGATGTATTTGCTATAGAAACTCTACTATTAGCTGTTCCATCAAATGTTATAACTCCACCAAATGTTGAACTATATGTTATAAAGCTATTGGTAACTGTTCCATTATTATTATTACCACTAAGATCATATATAATAGATGATCCACTCCTATAGCTTTTTGGATTTGCCACATCCCAATATAAAATCAATCCATCTGTTATTATTCTTGGACCATTATTATAGCTCATAATATCTCCAATATTGATATTATTTCTTTGACATGAAATGAATTTTGTAAGATTTCTAAAGCAGATTCTTGACTTTCTGACGCTATTGAAGTTACCAAAGATAACTCAACTATTTCATCCAATTCATTGGACGGAGTTAATTTATCATATATAATACAAGATATTTCAAAAGTTTTCATAGTGTTGTCAATCTTCTAATTTGTTCTGGATTTAAGCATATTGGAATAAAAAATATTTTTTTATAGCACATAATGCCACCCAAACTTAATGTGTTAAATCTTTGTGGGACTAAATTTGTTATTGAACTACTAGATACTCCATTCATAGCAGATGTTAATGGAGCATATTGCCTATTGGTCATAATCATTTTGTTATTATTTTCTAGTAATGGGGTCGGAGCCCCAATATTAAAATCGTATGCTCCACCAAATACTGGTCTATATAAGTGCTGTATAAAACCAGTATCAGAAGCTGGAACATAATTCACTCTCATACTGGAAGATCCTCCTCCTCCGTACTTAGTTCCTGCGCTAATAGCTAATAGTGTGCTACTAATAGTAGTCTTAAAAAAATAGGTGCTAGTAAATTCAGCATATGCTGAAAATTCATTAGCAGGATATCCAGCTAAAAGATTATTTTCATTAGAATCAGAAGAAGATACAAAACAAGAATCTGGCGATGATGAGCTTGTGGAGGTTGTGGTCTTAATATAACTACTAAAACATGTATGGTATCCATTCGTACTATTAAGAGCATAATCAAACATAGCTCCCCATAATAATGCTCCATCTCCACTACTTCCCATTGTTAAAGAACTAGCACTTGTAGACGGAGTAAATGTAACAGTAAAGTTTTGACTCGCAGTAAGCTGTGGGTCTTGTACACAAAGAATACATCTATACCATCCATTGCCCATATTGCATATATTTTTGTATATGAACTGGAGTCCAGCTTGACTAGTTGCTGTTGGATAAAAACATCCTAATCCGCAAGTATTATTTCCGATAGTACCATTACTTAAGTTATAATAACAATCAACTGTTGTGGTTCCATTATCTACTTTGATATTTAAATGTGAACATTCAGCAGCTTTTGCAAATATGCTAATATACAAAACTCTTTTTAGTGCTGTGGTTCCTGTTCCTACTGTTCCACCACTCAAAGTAACTTGTTTGTTGACTGATCCACCAGCAGAAGTTAAAGAAAATTTTTGACTATTATCTATTCCATTTGGAGACAATGTAGAAGTCGAGGAGATTGATCCATTAGTTTTTGTCCAGTAAGCATTGCTAAAATCTTCACTATTCAAAAAGATATTATAGGATGTTCTAGAATCTATTAGTAATCCTCTATTTCTTAGTACTCCTCCGCTATCATACTCATATGTGAATCTTGGCTCATTAGAGGTGGCTGTTTTAATATATCCATCACTACCAACATATGTGGCAACACTATTCCTAGAAAAAGTAATTGGTCCGCCAATAGCTCCGGTGGTCGGATTTAAACTAGGTTGGGACACAAAATCTCTATAAAAGGTAGATTTCATATTTCCATAATGAGTAGCCATTATAGTCCAAACCTTCCTTTAAGAGCATTATAATTATTTAATACTTCCGTGGATGTTAAGACTTTGTTATAAACTCTAACAATGGCTATGTCTCCATTATAGTAATATCCTCTACTTCCATTGTATCCTCCGTAAACTCCAATGCTCATACCTCCGTTGTTTGTGACAATAGTTCCAGTAGCACTATCGCTATTTTTTTGAGCACCATTAACATATAATATTCTAGATCCTGATGTGAATGTGCCTACTACTTGAAACCAACTAGATGTAGTTATTCCGGCCGTGGTGGCTGTGCCAGTACTAAATGTAGATAGTCCAGCTGTAAAATTTTGTCTCCATTGTATATTTGCTCCTTCTTGAAATAAGCTATATTGACTATTTACAGTTCCCTTTTCAAACCAAAAACCACCTTGTGTTGTTTCATTAGTTTTAATCCAAACTTCTACGCTGGGAGTTTGAGTGTCTAGATTAGTATTATTAGGAACTCTAATTAATCTACTATTAGTTGTCCCATTAAAACTAAAATATTTATTGTTAACAGAAGTATTGTATATTGGAACGAATAATCCAGCAACTCCTAATTCTCCACTAAGATTAGAAGTACTAATATCAGTGCACGCTGTTCCAGAGCCTGAATAGCATTTTGAACTACCAAAATCCATATCAAATACGAGACCATCAGTTACTATATCAGGCCCACCATATATTGTCATCTTAATTCCTCTTTTCAACAACTAGATGATCAACATCTTTGCGTACTCCAGAAAGTGTCCAGCAGAATTGTAGTTCTCCTAAACTCTTGGCTCGATCAGCTTTTACAATAAACCGGTCATTCTGTAAATCAATCTTATAAATATAAATAGTTTTACCATGTTTAATATTAGTAATTTGAATATTTAAAGTATCGTCATCGTGGATCAGATCTTTTAAATAATCTGGCAGAGATACGGTCCCAACGCCTTTAATCAACTTATCTCGTCCTGTTAATCTTACTCCGTGATACGGACTTTCTAAGCTTCCATATTCTAATGAATAACCTTTTTTGGAAGGATGATTAATTCGGAAACTCTTGGTACTAGCAGCAAAACCACCGTTAACTTCTAGTTTATATGTTGGGGTTGCAGTATCTATTCCAACATTACCATTAGTATCTAAATATATTTGTGGAAAATATCCTGCTGTAAAACACAATGGATTATATGAACCTACTGACGCATCATATCCTTGTACAGCACCGAAGCCAGAAGGACTTCCAAAAACTCCAGACGCAACATCACTTAATCCTACTCCAATAGAATTATCATCAGAACCAAACCAACCAATACCATTAGAAATTAAACCATTAGTAAAAGTATGAACAGCACCTATGGTTCTTGAATTATCTATATGAACATATTGAGGATGGTCATCATCTAATAGTCCAAAAAGATTACCGTGATCACTTGGGCTCAATCCTCCACCAGTAACATTAAGAACACTTCTAATATCTTTAACATCTCTTAGAGCAACTCTGGAAGAATTTCCAGTCCATCTGCCATCAGTTTCAAAAATTAATCTATATAATGGTCTCATCTCAACAACAGGAAGATCCGTTAAGTCTAGATTTTCCCAAAGATTATCAGTATCTGCTTGACCTATATTATCATCAACTTCTTGCCCCATAATACCAATAATAGGATACAGCATATTATTAGTTGCCACTATCCATGTTGCTACAAATTTGGCATTACCCGCATTTGTTGTTGTCCAAGATCCGCCAGTATATTGATTATATTGTGCAGAAGTTCCTGTCTTTACTGGATAATTTGTTGGGCCGGAATATTTCCATCCTCCAGCAGCTCCATCCTTGTAAAAAATTGGTATCTGTCCTGTTGGGCTAAGAATTTGTTCATAATTATTTATATTTGGATTAGAACTATGACTAATGTTAATTTGATCATCTTCATCAAAAATAAGACCATCAGAAATAGCAATTTTAGCATCAATATCTGTCGAGCCATTTCCTATTAGGCTGTTGTATGTTAAACCTAATCCACTAATATACTGAGCACCAAATACTCTGTGAAGATAAAGATGTGTGGCACTATCCATCTTAATGCCGTGTCGTTCTTCTGCTTGATAAACAACTTGATTATTATCAGTATTCCAATAAACGTATGATACTGGAATATCTGTAGCAAAATTAGGATTAGTATTTTTAACTTTTAAGATTTGATCTGACTTGTCTATGTAAACAAAATATAGATCTGTGGAGTCTGGGATATATCCGGTTAAACTTCCATAATTATATTTAAGTCCTTTGATAAAAACATCATAAGATGATACTCCTCCTGTGGGAGATATTGTAAATATTCCAGATCCTATACTTCCCACATTACTAAAATTAACACTTATAGCACTATGGTCTTTATTAACAAATCCATTTGGCTCTTCTGAGAGAACACTAAGATCTCCTCCTCCTATTGGATTCAATTGATTCCAATGTTTGGATCCATCTCCTATCTTTAGAATGTTATTATTTAAATCAAATCCTGGTTCACCACTAGCTAAAACTGGGTCTGCTGAAACCCACTCTGAACTTGATCCTTTTCTTAATTGTATGTTATTTTTTCTTGGCATAATTAACCATAATATTGAGATATTGTCCTAGATATATTTAAATACACTATACTATGTATAATAATTCTAAGAGCTAAATTGGCAATAAATATTATGGAGATCCACCATCTATTACACAAAAGGATAGTGTTGTTGGATTAGTGGCGCTTATTCCACTTATTTCGGCTAAACCACTAAGTGTTGATGTTGATCCTCCTAAAGCTATAGTACCAGAGCCTATAGTTATAGAATTAAATTCTAGCTGAGTATTTCCAACTCCACTAGTTTTAATAGAAACCGCACCAGAAGACACATCAAAATCTGCACTAGCAAAACTTGCAATTCCTTTAGTACTAGTTGTAGCATCTATAAATGTACCACTAGTAGCAGATAATAATCTACCAGCTATATCAACAGTTAATCCATTAATGAATATACTAGTTGGACTATTAGTACTAGTAGAAAATGCAGGATCAATAGAAGGCAATTGACCAGATGGTAAAGTTCCAGTTAAATTACCAGCATTAATATAATAGCTTCCATGCTGTCCATCTAAGTAATCAGAATTCAAATTACTAACAAGACCAGATGAATTAACAACAATAGGCGAAACGGTACCTTGTGCGGTAGACGATGTTAATATTGTACCACTAACTCCACCTGTACTATATAAACCACCAACATTGAGTACGGATGCTGTGCCATCATATGATCCTGTAGCATTTACGTTATTCAAGAATACAAATGCATTAGCGCTTAGATCATATCCAAAAAATCCTGTTATTGGTACAGAATTACCTGTTTGATAAACAAACTCAATTCCTCTATCTTTAAGATCTCCAGCAGCAAGAGTTCCAGTTGTAGCACCAATCCTTATGCTAGGGTCTTCAACTTCTATAATAGATACATTTGTTATAACAGTCTCGCCATTGATAGTAAGATTTCCACCAACAGTAAGATCAGTTCCAACATTAAGACTTCCACTTGTTGTTAAAGACTGAACAATAGGATCAGGATTAAGTCCAACTGTTGGATTAGCACTAACTCCATCTCCATTGCCAACATAAATATTAGAACCGCTAGGAGTAATTGTTCTGCCTGAAAAAGTGTTTGCTCCAGTTCTAGACATTAATCCGGTATCATTAAACTTATGTAGCTCTAGTACTTGTCCACTTAAAGATACGATGAGTTTATTTTCTCCGGTATTGTACTCTAGTTGAACGCCAGATGTTGCTGTTAATTGTGTGTCTACGCAACTAGATACTCCATCACAAAAATCTGTTACGTCTCCCCATGTGTGTTGATGTCCGCTTAAGGACACTGCGGTGCCATTAACTGTTGGAGTAAAATTAAAATCGGTTTCTCCACTAACATTGATATTAGCGCCAGAAATATCGATTGTTCCAAACCCATTAACACCGCTGGCTGTTAAATAAATTCCAGAAGCAGTAAGACTTCCTACTCCACTCATAGCCTCCATAGTAATATTACATGTATCGCTAATGAGACTAACATTACAGTCAGCACTTAAGGTTAATGAACCAGTAGAAGTAATAGTCTCTGCAAACGAGAGTTTTTTCGCTAAAATAGTATCAAAGTTTCCTGTATTAGCAGTAATATTGAATCCGCTAATAAGTGATGTGGCCTCTAAACTATAAATAGATGATATTCCAGTTAAACTAGCAGATAGCCCAATACTAGGATTGTCAGTAACTCCATTAGCATTCGTTATGTTTATATTATTACCAGAACTTAAACTTCTACCAAAAAAGTTGCTACCACTTTGTACTACTATTCCATCAGTGTTCAGATCGTGGAAATTTTCTAGTTTAGAACTTAATGATATTGTGTATCCAGAACCAGAAGCACCCACCACCAAATCACTAAGTGGAAAAGTGGAAAATGATATTCCATCTTGTCCACCATTTATTCCAGTAATAACGCTATATAGAGTATATGCATTAGCAGATTGATCGAATGTAAATCCTATACCAGTATTGGAAACTATTGTGCTACCACCAGCGTATGGCAGCAGACTCCATTGTGTTCCTCCTGCTTTACCTACTTTAAAACGACCAGTATCGATTTCATAACCAATTTCACCTTCTGCCAAGACCGGATCGGTACCTCCGTTAAGTAAAACGTCCCATTGAGCTGCTGTTCCTCTTCTTAATTGGATTTTTGTATTTCTAGCCATAAATTAGCCTTTATTTTATAATTTACTCGGAGAGTGGGTTTCCGCAGTCAAAATGATATTGGTCTAAATAACCATATAGTCCCGTATTACTAATACCCCAAATTAAGTTATCCACATGAACATTTCCACCAGATATAAATTCTTCTAAATATTCATCTAATCCATCTATTCTAGTATAATGTAAATTACCACTAATTTTACTCATTGGTATATTATCTGGCAAATCGCTCCAAAGAATCTTTTCAGTATTTACAATTTCTAGATTAAAAGATTCAAATCTTTCAATTTCAATATTATTACAACACTCAATAAAAGACGTTTCAATTTCTAGTATTTGAGTTTGTGGATCAGTAATTTCTAGTATAAATTGATCCATATTAACACGCTAAGGTTGATGATGAATCACTAAATCTTTGTGCTATATTAATGATTCCATATAATAATCTAACAGTATATTTACCACCACCAGCATAAAGATCATCAGGTGAAGATAATTCAAGATCATATTTGGCCAATTCAAAATTAAATTGATTGGTGGTTTCTGCTGGTATCATTAGTGTTAATTTACCAGCTGGTTCATCAATTATAAATTTATATGTTTCATAATCAATATTAGTAGTACTAAATACATGAGTAGTATTCTTATTAGTTTTAAAAGTTAATCTAGCGCACCAATCAGTTAAATTGATAGGAGTATTGTTATTGTCTTTATATATTAGACTAAATTTAAATGATGTCCCCTGCTCGATGGTAAAGTCGTATTTGCTTGCTGCCATTTTACTTCCTATATGAGTAAAAGTTATAGGGCTATAATATAGTATACACCTAAGAAAAAAGCCGACCCAATGAGGGCCGGCTTAATTCTTAAATGCTTAATAAGCAGTTTTGGTGATCAGAGTGAACCGAGCACAACTCTACGATTGTCGAGAACAGCAAAACCTTGCTCTGCCCATCCGTAGAATCCGGCTCTCTTTTGACGATGAAGTGATTCATCTTCAAAGATTTGAACCTGTTCACGAACTGGCATAATGAAGGCGTCTCTCTTACGAAGATCAAGACCAACGACGATTTCGGTATCGTTACCTGTACCGCCTGTTGGCATTGTTCCATTAAGAGTGCTCTGGTAGAAGAGTTGATATTGTTGACCAACACCAAGCTCGTCTAGATCGTGCAAGTTGACACTGAAGATTCTGTTAAGAGTACCGTCAGCTGCTGTATAGATCTCACGACGAGTAATTTCGTCAACTTGATCAATACCCCAGTTACGAATATCTTCCATAGCTTCTGGTGATACATAAAGATCTGTTAGTAAACCACGATTGTTACTAGCAGAGTTACCACCACCATTTCTACGCATAACTGTCTTCATCAAGCTTACTAATCTCTTAGTAAATTGACTTGGAGCAGCATCACTATCATAAACAACGATGTTGCGATCAACACCAGCAGCAAGGATGGTGTGCCATCCATCGTCGTTCATCTTCTTAACAAAACTTCCTTCGAGAACTTCCATAGCACGACCAACAACGTCCCAACGGGCGTCACGGGCATACTTTAGTAAGTAATCGATGCTGGAGCCAACACTGAATGTTGGAACCATGACGTAATCGCTTTCAACATGCTTCTCTGGAATATATCCATGATTAGGTAGTGTGTAAGCGACGAAGTCTTTTTCTGTGCCAGGGGCAAGAAAATCAAGTGGAAATTCTGGTGTGGCACCCTGTTGAAGCTGGATTGGCTCAAAGATACCATCTAGAATATCACCACTAAGAAGACCTTTTCTCAATGGAAGCTCTAGTGCCTTAGCAATCTCTGCATTAGCAGCTAGAGAAACCTCTCTATTTGCTGAACCAGAACGAACTAAAAGTTCGGTAAGTTCTGGTGTTGGCTGAAATTTTTCTGTGTTAGCTGACATTTTTTTCTCCCTGTGATGAAATTATAGGTTTACTGATACTTTAGCGTAACCGTCGGTATCTACACTGCTCAAGAATTGACCAATCTTAACTGCATCGGTGGAACTTGTACCAATAAGACCACTAGCTCCAACATAAGCGTCGGCGCCTGCTCCTGGAGTAATTCCAGCAACTAGCTGATTGGTTGTAACCTGTCCATTGCGTAGCAATGTGACTTTTCCACCCTTTTGCATCTCGTCTCTGTACCAATTGATATGTTGACGAGTAAGATCATAATCAACAACATCATTGAGCAAAATACCTACTGGTTTAGCGCCTGAAGCAACTGCTGCATATTCAACAACGGCATTAGCGTCATCCATAGAAATGCCAACGCCACTTGTTGCTGTCGAAACACTTGCAACACCGCCTCTTTCGGCAACTGTATTCATGAAAAATGATACGTCTGTTAGTAATTCGATACGATCTGGTTTAAGAGCCATTGTTTTCTCCCTTATTTATAGTTTTTACCTAGTCTGCTTGAAACAAATTCGACAAGTGCTGCGCGTGTGGATTCAACAGGATCTGCTGTATCACCACCTATACCAAGATTTACATTAGCTTCGACCTCTGCTGTTTCCAATACTTCAGGGTCAACAGTTGCTTCTGTTTCTTCTTTGGATGCTTCGCTATCTGTAGCCTTAGAATCATCCTCTTTTTTCTTTTTGTCTTTGTTGTCCTTGTTTAACCAAGGTGGCATTTTGCCAGCAACAAGAGATGTCATTGCTTCGAATGCCTCATCAGTTAGGCTTTCAAACTTGTCAACAGTAGCTTCTGCTGATTCGCTATCAATGCCAGCCTCAACGAGAGAAGCCATTCTCTTCATTTTCTTTTCTTTCTTCATCATTTCTTCTTCTTTGGTTTTGTAGCCAGCAATGACTTCTTCGGCTGCTAAGAGTTCAGATTTCATTTTATTCATCATCATTGCCATTTCTTCTTGTTGTTTTTGCATTGTTGCCATTTCTTCTTCTTTTTGCATTTTTAATCCCTCATATGTTTTCTTTAGAGCATCAAGCTCTTGAGTTTTGTTCATCATTGCACTATTTAGCTCGTCCATATTCATGGCTGATTGAGCATCTTGGGCAACATTTTCAGTAGTTTCTGCTACTGGTGTTTCAACTGTTTCTTCTGATGCTTGTGTTTCTGAACTCATAATATTATTCTCCACGTTTTCATGTGATTGATTAGTAATTACACCTTTATTATCAAAAATCGTATTTTTTTCCAAATCTAAGCTAGCTAAAGTATCACTAAGATTACTTTTACTAAAAATTATACTCTCTGGATTAGCTGGCTTATTAACAAAACCCTTGCCAGAAAATGTGATATTTCTTAGAACTCTGCCCAATTTATAGTTCTCATGCTCACCCATGCCACCATACGCTCTAAGGTATTTGGTTAAGTAAGCAGTTTCAGTATTACGAGCTAATATTTTATATTCATTTGTATTTTTATTTAAAAGCCCATAATCAAAGCCATTAAATAAACATTCCATACTAACATATTTAGTACCATCTTCAATTTCTGCTATTAGTCTATCTGATCTTTCTTTCAGAGCTGGACTAGAATACGCTTTATATATTACAGAACCAGTTAATATATGGAATTTTTGTGGTAAATTTTCTAGTGGAGTATTTTCATCAATTAAAATACCATCTTCTGTAATTGGCCAGTTTGATGTTATATGGCCTATAATAATTGACTCATCATGCTCAAGATTAGTTGGTTTATCTTCAGGAGTTTTTCTAGCTAACCATACTTCTTGGCTATCAAAAATATCGTCATTTTTATTCCAATTTGATGTTACTAGTATAGATTGTACATAATATAAATCTTGATCGTCTAATGAGGCTATGCTCTTAATATGTTTAAGAGAATTAACAATAGCCTTATTATGGCATGGTTCTGCGACACATGCATAAGTTACTGATGCAGAAGATGCTACTAAGTCGGCAATGCCATCATCATATTCAGATTGAAAAAGTTGCATAAATATTCTCCTAGTTCAAATTATTGTACACCATTAAATAAAATGATGCTTTTGCTTGTTTTAGGTCTTCAACAGATAATTCGCCATCAAACTGTGAAGATAAAACTTTTAACCAATTACAATATTCGGCATACATGATATTGGAGGAATTCGAATTAATAAGGTCAAGATTAGATATAACTAAAGATTCTGTGATTTTAGTATTCGGCTCTGTGAGAAAAAATAATTTAGTTTTTACAGACTCCAACTCTTTAGATTCTGATGCAGTAAGTGATCTTAAATTTTTCTTTTGGTAGAACTCCAACAACACTGGGTTTATATATTCATTAATTTTATCTTGAGCTTTATTAGTCCAGATCATTAACCCGGCGCCTGTCTGGGGGGTAAAGGTTTTAGTCTTTCTGGTAACAGTATCTTTAGAATTTTTGGGTCTTCCCTGCTGTGGTATCCCAGGCAACGATTCTGGCGAATCGTTTGCCAACTTAGTTGGTTTGCTAGAACCTCCGGGCATCGGTGGAACTTTTAATTCTAATGCGTTCTTTTCCCCAGTTTTTTTCTTATCTAGCTCAAGACCAACTTGACTAGGACTGACTATTCCTGTTTGCAAAGAAATTTTCTTTAATGAATTTTCTATTTGTGGATCAAACCACGGACCAGCTTTTTGAACCATTCTATTACTATCTCTTTCTCTGCTTTCTCTATTAAGTCTACTCTTTTCCATATCAGGATCAAAACCAAAGCGCGTTTGTAATAATTCATCACTAATAATACTTCTATCTGCTAGTTGTATTAATAATGCTTTTTCGCTATCTTCATTACTTAGATCCATTCTATCAAATTCTACTTTAGCTGGATATTTAAAGCCCATAGCTTTTTGTATTAATGCTATTTCTTTATCCCAAAATTCCATTAAGACATCTCTGCCATACTGTAATCTTTGAGTTAATGTTTTTAGACTTATGAAATTATTTGTTGTTCCAGCAGCGCCGAATGTTCCTGTGAGAGTTGGAGGGATGCCAAGACCAGCATAAACACTATTTAAGTGTGGTATGTACTTTCCTTCTCCTAAAAATTGATGAACATTAGTATTACTTTCCATTAATTCAATATCTGGTCCCCAGATCAAATCCATGGTTCCGCCGCCAACATTATTACCAAGAATACTAGCTAGTTTTGATGTGGCTGCTTTGGTAGGAGCAATCTTATGTTCTAGACTACCAAGTTTAAAAATTCTAATATTACTTATGGCTCCATCAAGAGCTGCCATATCAGCTAATTTAAGTTTTTCAATAACTGTTATATCATCCATGATCGCATAGATCATTGGATATGCCCATGCTTGCCAATCATCTTTTTTATAATGAAATACTAATGTCTTTTCGGGATCTAGTGGAAAAGCTTTTTTCGCCTTAGCAGATTCTATAATTGCTGGAGGCAACTGATTAATGATTTCTCTTTCAACATCAGTTTTGGGATTATTTATTATTTTTCTTAGCTCTGCTGGTAATGCCAATTCATATCTTTTGTTATCAACAAATGAAGCTAGGGCTCCTGCACTAACATCAACAAATACAGGATCAATAAAGGTATATTTCCAAGGAATTTCTCTTTTCTCAACATTCTCATTATCAATATCAGATATTTGACTGTCTGCTGCTCCTAAAGATTTATATAATTTGTCTGATACTTTTAAACTAATTTTAGCTGTTCTTCTATCAATAACTATATTTCCACTCTTATATAAATTATTTAAGAATCTTTCACTTCTATCTTTACCATTTATTTTCTTAAACCATCTTCTATAAAATCTTTCTATTCTTTTATTTCTATGTACCAGCCTTATTCCTTGGGTTGCAAAGTCGCCCATTAGATCAATAACATTTTTAACCAAACCTACCTTTTGATAAATTTCTTCTGCTCTGCGTAAGATTAGCTTGGTTCTAAATGGAGGAGCTTCTTCTGGTCTAAAATTGTAATAATCGCCCTTTGTTAAGCCTGGGCGGCTGCCAGTTTGTCCATCAAGACTTGAAAAATCTAAGTTGTATCTGCGTCCAGTACCAAAAGCAACAGCTTTATCGATAATTGTAAATTCATCTAAAGATGCTGAGGCTGTTTTAAGAGCTTCTTGCTTACTGGGTAGATCGTCTCCCCATGTGACGTAAGCGTCATCTGGTATTGTGTTAGATTTGGCGATAATTTCTTCTTTTGTTCTTTTTTTAGCCATATATTATATTATAATTACAATTGAAATGTAAAGCAATCAACTAATTAATACACTTTTATCTATAAATTCCAGTATAAATATCGTCATTAGCTCCATTTATAAACCATTCTGGTCCTTTATATAGGTTTCCTTTGTTGTTGTTAACTGCATCTTTAGCATTTGATCCAATTACATCATAATCTATTGGCTTTAATGTTCTATTAATTTGTCTTGCTATCATATTGGCTATTAATAAAGAGCTATAACGGTCTTTTCTCATACGACCCTTTCTTCCTCCGGGTAGTTTAGTTTCTGGAGTATCCCATCTGTCTCTTGCATTTGGTCCGGTACTAGTTTGAGTCATGACAATTGTGGTCAATTCATTTTTTAATTCTTCTATCTCTAGTATGCACTCGCTTAAATTATCATATAAAGGATTAAGATCATCAGTAAAAATATCTGTGTTGTCTTGATCCATAGCTAATGCTAATGTCAGGTTATCAAAATATGGAAATAGTAATGTTTTGTCTTCAAAGTCTTTTCGCAAACCATGATTAGCTTGACTTGTCCAATCAGCCTTGGCAAATTGTATAAGTTCTAGAATATGTAATCCTTGCTGAGAGTCTGTATCTTTGGATTTATCATAATCTATTACTGGCCATATCAATTGCTCTCCTGGTTCTAGCTTGTCGGGATCATGCAGCGCTTCTTCGATTGCCACACCACCGCCTTGAGCGTCAATTCCTATTTTTATCGGATTAAATGTTTTCATTAAGCTTCTTATTTTTCTAGCACAGAAACCATAGAAGTCATAATCTTTAGTTAATCCTGCCTTGATTCTTTCTTTAAAATTACTACGATTAGTAGTCCAACAATAAACTATACGATTATTAATTGGATTTAATTCAATAACAATAATGCTAAAGTTATCCTGTTCGCTTGCTGGATCGATTCCAAATACATATTGTTTATTTGGATCGCCCGTTATAGTAGCATTAAAAGATAGAGCCTTTTCATTAACAATAATATTAGTATTGTTAACAACACAACTTTCTATAAGACTGCGACGAAAGAAACCTTCGCTATCTTTAACGAAACATGCAGCATACTCCATGTTATAAATGCCAATATGTATAGTAGCTTTGGCTCTACTCACTTGTTTATCATCCATGAATCCCTTAGGAATTAACTCGTATGGCATTCGTATAATGCTATAGTCTCTCCAATTAAAATTGTCTGGTACGTCTCCTTTAAAGATTTCACCAAGTTTTTGCTGATCTCCTTTGCTTTCGATAATAGCTTTATATCTTTTCCAATAACTGGCAAAATGTTTGAAATCATAGTCTGCTGTACCACTAATAATAGCTTGATTACCCATTTTAGTATTAAGTATTTCAAGATCATCATTCCATAATCCCGCATCAATCATTGCTTGTTTTTTAGCTTCTTCTTTGACGTTTTGAATTGGGGTAGCACTAACAGCAGCGAATCCTGATACTACAGTCTCATAAATATCAGGACTAATACTTGCAAATTCGTCCGCGATAATAACATGCGCTCTTAAACCTCTAATTTTACTACCATCACCCATCGGAATAGCAACAGTCCAGCTTTCACCTAATCTTAGTGTGCATCTATCCACATCACGACGCGGACCATCATCATTACCACTAAAAATACTTCGTAATATAGGACTATTGCGCCATATATTTTCCATATATTCAAATAAAATTTTACTCTGTCTAAATGCTGCTCCAACCACAACAATCTTTGTTCCTGGCTTAAACATCATGCGCAATATACAGTATAGTGCCATGATAAAGCTTTTACCAAATCCACGAGAAGCTATAAACATCGGAAAGGAACGAATCCAAAATTCTTGTAGGATAGCTATTTGTATAGGATGTAGTTCTATATTAAAAAGAAGCTTACAGGTAATGCCAAAATATTTAGGATCTATTAATAATTTGATGAGGTGAAGATCTGGATTTTCAATATCTATCTCTTGTCTATGTATCATTGGATTATCAGATACACTAAGTATCGATAGGTCACCTAGACCTAGCCATGCATCATCGAATACTAAATTATTTTCATTACTAATCATGGATTTTTCTTTTGTAGTTTTCTGGATACTTTAATAGCTCGTAAAACAATCATTTTGGCAATAGTTTCAACAAATGGTAAATTACGCTTATTACTTTCTTCTTTTAGCCATCCTAAAATAGTAGATATGTTATTTTCACACCAATCGTTTCCTTTGATATTCATTTCAATAGCTCGTTGTTTGCATGAGCAATTAGGAGAGCTATTAATTCCGATATATGATAACATGTTTGATAAAATACTACCAGCACCATCAGGATCAGACTCTAATGATCTAGGAAATTGAGACTGTAAAATTTCTTGAGGATTGTCTTTTAGTGTGTCTTTAAAAAGATTATCTATCTCTTCTATTGTTATACTATTTAGTTCTTCTTGCGATGATGCTTGAAGTAATAATATAAATCCAGGAATGTTAACTATCTGAGCATAAATACTATATGTTTTTGGTCTATAAATATATGTTACATCTAATTCTTCTAAAACTATAGAAGATGGGGTTACTATATTGTTATTTTGATCTTTATAAGGATATGGATGTAAAGTTATTGGTTGATTTAGTTTCATGATGATTTTTTATGGCTTTCTATATAATAGATTTTTTTTAATATATATTCTGCCATCTTTTCAGCATTACTGCTATCTCCACAAAAGTATACTATGATATTATGATTGATTTGTAATTCTATAATATTTTTTAGTA